GTCTGACTTGGTTACAGAAGGCCCTGAAGCATCAGGTGGTCCCTCCAGGCGACTGGTGGTCCATCTGGCTGATGCTTGCCGGCCGCGGTGCCGGTAAGACCAGGACGGCCGCGGAGCAGCTCGGCTGGTGGGCCTGGGAGTACCCGAAGACCCGATGGCTCGTTGCTGCCCCAACATCCGCGGACGTGCGGAGCACCTGCTTCGAGGGCGACAGTGGCTTGGTGTCAGTGATTCCGGCTCCTTTAATAGAAGATTACAACAAGGCTTTACACGAACTGCGCCTAGTCAACGGGAGCCTGATCAAGGGCATCCCGGCCTCGGAGCCCGAGCGCTTCCGGGGGCCGCAGTTCCACGGGGGCTGGTGCGATGAGCTCGCCGCCTGGGAGTACCTGCAAGAGGCCTGGGACATGATGCAGTTCGGCCTGCGACTGACACTCGGGCCAGACTTTAAGACGAAGTTAATCTGCACCACAACGCCGAAGCCGAAGGACCTGATCCTCGAGCTGATCAACCGCGAGGGTGATGACGTTGTACTTACAACAGCGTCAACCTACGACAACATCGAGAACCTGTCGGAGAACTTCCGCCGGCAGATCCTGGCCTACGAAGGCACGAAGCTTGGCCGGCAGGAGATCTACGCGGAGATCATCGATCCCGAGGAGGGCGGCATCGTCAAGCGGGACTGGTTCCGCCTGTGGCCGGATGGCAAGCCGTTCCCGAAGTTCGAGTACATCATCCAGTCATACGACTGCGCAGCCACCGAGAAGACGCAGAACGACCCGACCGCCTGCACCGTCTGGGGCGTCTTCAAGCCGTTGGATGGCCCGATGTCGGTCATGCTGATCGACGCATGGCAGGACCGCCTCCAGTACCCTGACCTTCGCCCGAAGGTGGTCGAGGAGTACAGCGTGATCTTCGGTGAGGGCAAGGAAAAGAAGCGGGTGGACTTGATCCTGATCGAGGACAAGTCGGCCGGTCAGGCGCTCATCCAGGATCTGCAAAGGGCTCATCTGCCGGTCATGGCCTACAACCCTGGCCGGGCGGACAAGATCCAGCGGCTGAACATCGTCAGCAACATCATCGCCCGCGGCCGTGTCTGGATACCCGAGAGCAGCCAGCGCAAGGGGTTCGTCCGCGACTGGGCCGAAGGATTCGTCAGCCAGATCTGTAGCTTCCCTGAGACGACGCACGACGACTTCGTTGACACCTGCTCCCAGGCTTTGCGGTACCTGCGGGATGCCAGCTGGCTCGAGATCGATCCGCCGCCGGACGACGACTGGGATGAAGACGATTACGTAGACAGTGGCCGGGTAAGGCGATCGAACCCGTATGCTCAATAGACTTGACAGGCCTGGGCCGATATGATGCCGGGATATTAACCGGGGGGATCGATGGAACCCGTCCGTGAAGACGAGATGAAAGCCTACGAGCCGACGATGCGAGAGCGAATCGCGTCGGGCTTGCAGTCAGCGTTCGAGGGCCTGGGAGCCAACCGCTACAAGGCCCGGCAGCGAGCCCAGACGATTACCGGCGGCCAGAGCAGCAACCTACCGCTCGGCATGGGCGTGGCCGATGTCGTCTCCGCGGTCAGCCTGCCGGCCACGATGGCCATGGCCCCGATCTACGCCGAAGAGGGTATCCGTGACATCAAGTCGGCCGGGCAAGCCGCCGGACGAGGCGACTACGTCGGCGCGGGTGTTGAGGGCCTGTTCGGGGCGCTGAACCTCCTGCCGGCCGTTAGTGGCGTCACGGGCTTGGCCCGCAGAGCAATCGGGCAACCAATCAAACCGCCAGCAATACCAGAAACCCCCAGGATCATAGAGAGCCCATATGAAACAGCCCAAGAAGGACCGTTCTACCGAGTCAAGCCGCGATTTGCTCAAGAGGCTGGACCAAAAGCTCGCGGAATACGAGAAGAAGTACCAGCCGAGCCTGTCGGAGGACCAGCTGGCGGCGATGTTCCGCAACCAGCTCAGATCGATGCCAAGGCGCTGATTGCCGACCCGACGAACTTCGTCAGGCGGGCGGCAGACGATTACAGCCAGCGTGCGCTGGGCACGCCTTACGAGTTGCCGCAGATGCCAAAAGCATCCCTGGCAAAGCAAAGCGGGATTGGTCGTACCTTTGAGCTAGCCGCATCGGATGACCCAGGGTACAAGCGAGCAGTGTTCGAAGCATATGGCCAGCGGTTCCCTGAACTGATTGAAGCTACTGGGGCACAAAATTACGATCAACTGATGGAGGCTGCTTACCGGCAGATGGCCAAGGAGGCCAAGGATCAGTTCCAATCTTTGCCGGTAAATATGTCGTTCTATCGCGGCGGGGAAGGGGCTTATCGAGATAGCCCCGAGATGCTGCAGGACGTATTTAAGAACCGGCATCTGTATGTGTATCAGGGCGGAGAGCCGCACAGCTTTCTGAACGTACTTGACCCGGAGACGGGGCTGACGGCCAACGAGATGTTCCGGGCGGTGCATGACTTCTATGGTCACGCGGTGCATGGCAATCCATTCGGGCCGAAGGGCGAGGAGATCGCATACGGTGCGCACTCGCAGATGTTCTCGCCGCTTGCCAGGATGGCGATGTTAAGCGAGACGAGGGGCCAAAACTCATTCGTCAACTACACGCCGCTGAATGCCGAGCTGATGCAACGCATCAACAAGCTGAACGGCATCAAGTATGAGGCGAAGCGTGCGAACGATAAAAGCACGGTCGCAGCAATGGATGCTGCTCTGAAGGATGCCTGGGGCGGTTTTCAATTTGCGCCGCAAAAAGCGCTGCTTCTGCCGCCTGAATTCCTGAACCCGCAGTTTGCCGGCGGTGTTCCGAGTTACATTCAGCCGCTGATCCGGCCTGAGCCGGGCACGACAACGACCGGCAGACTGACGCATTTCAGCCAATCGCCTGACCTACAACTGTTGGACCCGACCCGTTACGGCACGGGGATCAAGGGCGAAGAAATGGGGCGGCTGCAGAGCACGCAGAACCCAGTGATGGCTAGGTCGTATGCGTATGTCGGCGAGAACCCGAGGCCGGAGCCGGGACTGGGACCATACCGCTATGGCGCTGAGAGCCAGAATCTGTATGACGTGATGGAAGACCCGGTGAACCTACGCACGCTGGCGGCTGAGGCCAATAGGACGCCATACACTTCGCCATACAACAAAGGGTTAGTAGATCCTGGCCAAGCGATGACGGATGTAGAACGCATGGTGCGCGAGTACGGGTATGAAGGGATGGTCAATCCTCAACAAAGAACGGCCATTATGTTTAACCCGACGCCGGTGCAGCGGTATCAGCGGGGCGGTGCGGTCAAGCAGAAGGCTAAGGAAGTGATTCAAGGGGCGTTAGACATTCTGTCTCCGGAGAAGCGTAAAGAAAACCTAGACAAATATCTTGAGGGCAGCAAGGTAACGGAGCGCCTTTACCATGCAACGCCGAGAGATTTTTATGAGTTCATGCCCGGTGGAGAGAATCCAAACCTAAGCGGACCAGCGATTTGGATGACTCCCGTAAAAGAAAATCAGCCTGCTGCGCATAACATTAAAACGATTCCTGGATACCCTGGACGCGTTTATCGTGATCCAAAGCAGTTCACTCCAGGAACGAATGTAATGCCGCTGTACTCTTCGATTAAGAATCCGTTGATTACAACAGAGCAGACTTGGAAAAAAGACTTTCAACCTTACGGAGGGAGTCCGTGGGTGTTGACGCCGGAAGAGGTTAATAAGATTTCTGCGGCTGGGCATGACGGGATTCTGTATTACGACAAAGACGGTAATCTTGTTGAGGTGCTCGCGTTTAAACCCGAACAAGTAAAGTCTGCGATAGGAAACATTGGGTCATTTGATCCGACGCAGAAAGACATTACCAAAGCCCACGGCGGCTTGGCCGCAATTAAACGGAGAAAATAATGTCACTCGACCGCCTGAAGCGCCTGCTCGGCGAAGAGCCCAGTGTCATCAAGCCATTCCCGACGACGGTAAAGATGGCCCGTGGCGGAGCGGCAAAGCAGGAAGTCAAAGAGTCACTGTTGCAAGCGATCAATTCGATCCGCGATAAGTTTGCAAAGAAGGCAGAAAAAAACAAGGGTGAGCCAATTGCAAATGAGCGGGCAATCACGTCAGCGGTAACTCGAGCAGCGGCGGATATTGAGAAGGCCAACCCGAAGATGACGGAAGCCGAGGTCGCCAAGCGGGCAGAGCGCGAGGCGGCGCAGAGGCTTACCTGGGAGCGTTCCGAGAAACCGGACATCGAGGCGCGTTACGGATTGCTTGAACGCTCGTCGTTCCGCGACCCTCTGGCAAAGCGGCTGCGCAATCTTCCCGATGTGGTCGAGCAGCGGGCCAGGAGGGCCGAAGAGTTCCTCGCCCAGCCGACCGAGCCGTGGCGACCGCCTCCGCCGGAGTTGCAAGCGTTTGACCGGTCGCTGATTAAAGATGCGCTCGAGGGGTTTCCGGGCATCGAGCAGACGCGGTTCCCGCGGTACCAGCCGGCACGCGCTGACACCGGATACATCGACGAGATCTACGACGACCCGCGCAATCGCGAGTTGATCAAGAAGCAGATTCAGCGTGGCCTGCCGCTTGGTGGCGAGACGTTTTATGCCAGTCTGTATCCATTGAAGGTCGCGGCCATGGAGCGCGGCATACCCGCAGAGGCCTTCGAGCAGTTTGTGTATCAAACCGCACCGGCTAGCGCCCGCAACAGCATCATGAATGAGATGGCCGTGGGGCAGTTCCTGCGGGACATGAAGGCGCGGGGATTGCCGCTTGATGAAGACACGGTCAAAGCGGAGATGGATCTCTTCAAGACTAAGTATGGGACAGGCCTGCCACTGATGCCGGTGCATCGCGAAGGCGTGCGGCAGGTAATTGAAGGCGGCTTGAATATGCGCGACATGTTGAAAGCCGACATACCGACAAACTACAAGATCCCAACGTATGGCACGCAGAAGGCAGGCGACTTCGGCAAGAGCATGGTGCTGGACGTGCATGAGTCAGCTGGGCAAACGCAAGGCAGTCGCTATCATCCATACTTCACTGAGCAAGGTGGATTTGGGCCGACAGAATATGGTGCGGCCGAGAGCAAGATGCTCGACATCGCCAACGAGCTGGGTATTCCAGGCGGCATGGCGCAAGCTGGGCGGTGGTTTGGCGGCGGAGAATTGACGGGACTCAAGTCACCCCGCGGGGACGCGTTAGACCTGTTGGAAAGGCAGGCGGCGTATACCATGCAGGGCATGGGAATCAAACCAACGCCAGCAAATATTCGGAACTACCTGCTGGATATGATCGAAACCGGGGAGGGCGTGTTGATGCCGTATTTCAAATCAACGCCCTTGCCAGATGTTCGCACGCAGAAAAAAGAGGGCGGCGAAGTAAAATCTGGGCTGTCCGTACTGAAAAGGGCGTAAGCCATGGCTACACAGATGCCGATCGATCCCGAGTATGGGCGATTCATCCAGGGAACACCGAACGACGCTCCCGCGGAGCCGGAGGAAGGCGTCGAGGTGCCGCTCGAGCTGACCGACGAAGACCTCGAAGAGTTGCCAGACGGGTCAGTGAGGGTCCGGCTCGACACGACCGGGCCGATGGAAAGCAAGGATTTCTACGAGAATCTTGCCGACTCGGATGTGCTTGACCCTGTCGAACTGCGGATGATGGCCCTGCGGTACATCGAGTACGCAGAGAAGGACAAGGAAGCACGGAAGAACCGCGACAAGCAATACGAAGACGGCATCAAGCGTACCGGCCTGGGCAACGATGCCCCTGGCGGCGCGAACTTCCAGGGGGCAAGCAAGGTAGTACACCCCGTGATGGCCGAGGCGTGCGTCGATTTTGCCTCGAGAGCGATCAAAGAGCTGTTCCCGCCTGATGGTCCGACCCGCACGAAGATCCTTGGGGACGTGGACGAGGACAAGGTAGCGATTGCCGAGCGCAAGCGCGACTACATGAATTGGCAATTGACCGAGCAGATCGAGGAATTCTGCGATGAGCAGGAGCAAATGCTCACGCAACTACCTCTTGGAGGGTCGCAGTACCTGAAAATCTGGTACGACGAGAAGAAAAGACGGCCTTGCGCACAGTTCCTGCCCATCGATAACGTGCTTTTGCCCTTTGCGACGGCCAATTTCTACACTGCGCCGAGGGTTACGGAGGTAGATGACATCTCCGAGTACGAATTCAAGGCACGAATTGCCTCGAAACTGTACCGAGACACCGATTTTGTCCGGGCAACGATGGACCCGGAGCCTACCGGGCCGCAAAAAGCCACCGACAAGATCGAAGGGCGGTCGCCGAACGACAACGAAGACGGTCTGCGGCGCGTTTATCACGTCTATACGTGGCTCGAGCTCGAAAACGACCCGTACAGCAAGGGCGAGCCGGCTCCGTACATCCTGATGATCGACGAAATCGAGACGGAAGTGGTCGGGCTGTACCGCAACTGGGAAGACGGCGACGAAACGATGACGAAGCTCGACTGGATTGTCGAGTTTAAGTTCATCCCGTGGCGCGGAGCCTATGCTGTTGGTCTTCCGCACCTCATTGGAGGGCTCTCCGCGGCCCTTACAGGCGCTCTGCGGGCCTTATTGGACTCCGCCCATATCAACAACGCTGCAACGCTCCTGAAGCTCAAGGGCGCGAAGGTATCGGGCCAGAGTCAGCAGGTCGAAGTCACCCAGGTGGCGGAGATTGAAGCCGCGCCGGGTGTCGATGACGTGCGCAAGCTCGCCATGCCGATGCCGTTCAACCCGCCAAGCGCGGTGTTGTTCCAGTTGCTAGGCTGGCTGACAAGCGCGGCCAAGGGCGTGGTGACGACGAGCGAAGAGAAGATCGCAGACGTTAACGCAAACGCCCCGGTCGGAACGACGCAGGCGCTGATCGAGCAGGGTGCTGCGGTGTTCTCGGCGATTCACTCGAGGCTGCACAAGTCGCAGGCCAGGGTGCTGCGCATTCTGTCCCGGATCAATCGCTGGTACCTGGACGACATGCAGCGCAGCGAAGTCGTCGAGGACCTGGACATCAAGCGCGAAGACTTTGCGCGGGTGACGGACGTGATCCCGATCTCCGACCCGCATATTTTCAGTGAGACGCAGCGGATGGCGCAGACCCAGGCGGTCATGGCCATCATGAAGGACAATCCGGATCTTTTTAATCGCCGGGCCGTGATCCAACGGTTCTTGAAGCAGATCAAGGTGCCGGGTATCAACGAGCTGATGACAGACGTGCCGCCGCCGGCGAAGCTGGATGCAGCGAACGAGAACGTAGCCATGGCGATTGGGCAGGCGGCGTTTGCGTATCCCGAGCAGGATCACCTGGGGCACATCCAGGCGCACCTGGACTTCGCGAAGAATCCGGTGCTGGGTGGCAATCCGTTCATCGCGCCCACGTTCCTGCCGAAGGCCATCGAGCATATCAAGCAGCACATTGTCCTGTGGTATCTGACGCGGATGAATGGCTACGTGCAGAAGGCCATGGGTGCGAAGCTGGGCGATTACGACATGCTGGATGATCCGAAGGATGTCGACAAGCTATTCGCGTTGGCAAGCCAGCACGTTGACTTGGATACGCAACAGACGCTCCAGGGCATCATGCCGGTCATCCAGCAGATGGTTCAGCAGTCGCAGCAGTACAAGCCCAAGCCTGATCTGACGCCGGATGGACAAGTGCTGTTGCAGACCAGCATGGCTGAGACGCAGCGCCGGCAGGCCCGCGATCAGGCGGAGTTGCAGTTAAAGGACAAGCAGGTGGCCGCGGAGATCCAGCGCGACATGCAGAAGCTTCAATTCGAGCAGCAGCAAGCGATGGAAGAATTGCAGTTGAAGCTGGCCATCGCAACCGGCGACATGGAGTTGAAAGAACGCATCGAGACGGCTCGTCTGACGAGGGATGCGGCGCACATTGTCAACGACAAGGAGCGTATCGTCTTGGATTATCAAACCAAACTCGGAGGTCCAAGTGGCTACCAGTAACCCGAAAGACGCGCTCCACATCCCGATGCACAAGCGTATCGCCATGGGCGAGAAGCTTGATGGCACGTCGTTGCAACCCAAGGGCCAGCAGCCCGCGAAGAACGGAGGCGGACTATCGCAAGCTAAGAAAAAATAATGGCGACACTAGGTGACCTTATTGGTCAAATCAAGGCGTCACAGGCTGAAATAGCCTTGTCCTTAGCGCAGGGAAATGCGCTTAATTGGGACGCCTACCAACGACTGGTCGGGAGACATGAAGGGCTGCAAGAAGCTCTGTTGATTCTCGACAACCTGATGAAGGGTGATGATGATGAGTGAACCGGTAGCGGTTAACCCCGCTGAATTGGCTTGGGCATTTCCGAGCGTGGACCCCGGTGCAAAGCCTCTTGGTGGCCGTATTCTGGTGCAACTGCGGCGCACAAAAAAGAAGACGACGAGTGCTGGGATTATCTTGGTTGAAGAAACCAAAGAAACCGAAAAGTGGAACAACATGGTGGCCAAGGTCATCGAGATTGGTCCGCTCGCTTTCAAACACCGGGACACGATGCAGTCCTGGCCGGAAGGCTCGTGGTGTCAGGCAGGCGAGTACATCCGCGTGCCGAAGTGGGGCGGCGATCGTTGGGAAGTCAAAGTTCCTGGCGAAGATGACAAGGAAGACCCGGCGCTCTTCATGATCCTGAACGATCATGAGGTGATCGCTAAGGTCACGGGCAATCCGCTGGCGATGAGGGCATTCGTATGAGCACCGAACCGAAGATCAAGGAAGAATCGTTTGAGGTGACCGAGGAGAAAGATGGCTCGGTCGTCGTAGAGTTGCCGGAGACCATCGAGTCGCCGGATAAGGAAGCGCAAGCCGATGGGGATGAAGATCATCCCGACGATACCGATGCAGTACGCGAGGCGCGACGTGCTCGGCGGCGTGCGAAGAAAGAGTACATCCGTAAGAGTAATGAAGAGAAGGACCAGCGGCTCCAGCTGCTACAGCGGCAGAATCAGGAGCTGATGGAGCGGCTGGCCGCGGTTGAGCGCAAGACGCACACTGCGGATCTAGCACGGCTAGATTCGGCAATCTCTGACGAAGAGTCACGGCTCGAGTTCTTCCGCCGGAAAATGCAGGAGGCTACCGATAACTCGGATGGCACGGCATTTACCAAAGCGCAGGAAGCTTGGTATGAGTCGCGTCGCAAAGTTGAGGCGATGCAGGGCATCAAGCAACGTGCCGTACAGGCGACCAATAACGATGCAGGCCCGGCAAATCCGAAGTTGGTACGGCTGGCCAATCAGTGGATGGAGCGCAACCCCTGGTACGACCCGAATGGCGGCGACGAAGATTCGCAGATTGCCAAGGTTGTCGACAACAAGTTGGCGGCTGAGGGTTGGGACCCGACGAGCGAAGAGTATTGGGAAGAGTTTGACCGTCGCTTGCAGCAACGGTTACCAAGTCGGTATACTGGTGATCAGGATGAGCAACCCAGGAGACGGCCTCGAAGTGTAGTGACGGGTTCCGGGCGTGAATCGCAGACCTCACGCGGTAATTCTTTTGTTCTTGAGCCCGAACAGGTTCGAGCAATGAAAGAAGCGGGGTTCTGGGACAACCCAGAAGTTCGCAACCGGATGATCAAGCGTTACGCTGAACAAGCACGAAACAATAGGGGCTAAACATGGATTCTCGTCTGAAAAAATCTCTCTCTGCCGGTGGTCGCGAAACTCGCGCAAGCGAGGACGCCAGCCGCGTTGCACCTGAAGAAAAGTTCATGTCGTCGCAGGAACGTCGCAAGATGTGGAGCGATGAGTGGACACAGAGTGCGCTACCAAAGTTGCCCGAACTGCCGGGCTGGCATCTTTGCTGGTTGTCAACCACCAACAGCTACGACAGCATCGATAAGCGGATTCGCCTTGGATACCAACCTGTCGCTCAGGATGAGTTGAAGGGGTTTGAGAATTACCGCGTAAAGGCTGGAGAGCACGTTGGCTATATCGCCTGCAACGAAATGCTCCTGTTCAAGATTCCGATCGATATGTATCAGGACATTATGTTGCAGATGCACCACGAGAAACCGATGGAGGAGGCGGAAAAGATCCGCGTCCAACTCGAGAACTTGCAGGGTGCGCGAGACTCGTCAGGCAAACACCTGGGGAGGGTTGAAGGCGAAGGCTTTGGTGACATGGACCGTCACGTTCCCACGCCTGTCTTCTAAGGCTGGGGTCATCAATCAAGGAGTTAATTATGTCTGCGACTAATGCTCCGTTCGGTCTGCGCCCCGCGTTCCATCCTAGTGGTCTGGATCGCGCTCAGGCGCTCGCCGGCGGTATTGCGTCGGGTTACAACACCGACATTCTCAAAGGTCAGCCTGTCAAGCTCGACTCTAACGGCAACATCGTTGTTGCTGATCCGGGCGATGCCTTCCAAGGCGCGTTCGCTGGCGTGGAGTTCACCGACACCACGGGTCGTCGTCGCGTGTCGAACTACTGGCCGGCCAACACGGCTTACCAGACTGGTTCGTGCGTGGCTTACTTCTACAACGATCCCAATATCGTTTATGAGATCCAGGCTCAAGGCTCGTTGCAGCAGAGCTCGATCGGCGATATGGCGGATCTCAGCAACACCACTGCTGGCTCGACGACCACCGGTCTGTCGCAATGCACGCTGTCGACCACGCTGGTCGGTGCGGGTAATAGCGCTCAGATGCTGATTCGTGATCTGGCTCCGTACCCCGACAATGCTTGGGGAGACGCGTACACGGTTGTACGAGTGACGATCAACGAGTCGCAGTTCAATGCGTCCGTGAACGCCATTTAAGGAGGGTGAATCATGGCCGCCCCAATGCGCAGTACTGATTTTCGGTCCATTGTTGAACCGATCCTGAATGAATGCTTCGATGGTGTTTACGACCAGCGGGCTGATGAGTGGAGCCGAGTGTTCCGCGAGCAGCAAGGCATTCCCCGCAACTACCACGAAGAGCCGGTTCTGTACGGTTTTGGTGCCGCTCCTGAGCTGCCTGACGGCACTCCGGTTACGTACCAGCAGGGTGGTGTGCTGTTCCTCAAGCGCTACGTCTACAAGGTCTATGGTCTGGCCTTCGCTCTGACGAAAGTGCTGGTCGAGGACGGCGATCACATTCGTATCGGTCAGGTGTACGCCCGTCACCTTGCTCAGTCGCTGATTGAGACCAAGGAAACGCTGGCTGCAAACATTCTGAACCGTGCGTTCAATGCTTCGTATCCTGGCGGTGACGGTGTCGCGCTGAACAGCAACGCGCACCCGATCGTCAACGGTACGTTCAGCAACCTGCTGACCACTGCGGCAAACCTGTCGCAAACCTCGCTCGAGCAGATGCTGATCCAGATCCGTCAAGCTGTTGACAACAACGGCAAGAAGATTCGTCTGGTGCCCCGCCAGCTGGTGGTGGCTCCGGGCAACGTCTTCCAGGCGGAAGTGCTGCTCAAGTCGGTTCTGCGGGCTGGCGTGGCAAACAACGACATCAACCCGATCAAGTCGATTGGCTTGCTCGACGAGGGTGCCGCTGTGATCTCGCGTCTGACCTCCGCCACTGCGTGGTGGGTGCAGACCGACGCGCCGGAAGGGATGAAGCTGATGATGCGCCGTGGTCTGGAAAAGACCATGGAAGGTGACTTTGAGACCGACACCATGCGGTACAAGGCCACCGAGCGTTATGACCTCGGCTTCACTGATCCGCGTGCGATGTACGGTACGCCGGGCGTCTAAGTAACCGAGAACGGAGAAACATCATGGCCCTGACTAATTTCCCGAATGGGATCACTAGCTTCGGGGTGCCCGTTCTCGGAACCATCGGCGGTCTGCCGTTCTCTGGAAACTACTACTTCGTAGATCCGGTGAACGGCGCTGATGGCAACGACGGCACTCCTGAGCTGCCTCTCAAGACGCTTTACGGTGCCCTGGCTAAGTGTACGGCTGGCAACAACGATGTGGTTGTGCTGATGGGCGATGGTACTGCGGCGGGTTCTGCCCGTCTGAGCACCGCGCTCGCTCAGTCGATCGATTCGACGGCGACGGCTGGCACGCTGAACTGGAACAAGAACGCGACGCACCTTATCGGTATGGCTGCTCCCACGATGGTGGCGCAGCGTGCGCGAATTGCTCCGCCAACGGGTACCTACACGGCTGCGACCTTCAACAGTGATGCGTTCATCAACGTGACTGCCTCGGGTTGTTACTTTGCTAATCTGTCCGTGTTCTGTGGATTCTCCACGGGCTCGGCCAGCATGATTGCGTGGACCGATTCGGGTTCGCGTAACGCATACAGCAACGTGAACATCTACGGCATGGCGGATGCTGCGTCTGCGGGTGGTGCGAATGCTCGGTCCCTGAAGTTGAATGGGGGCGGTGAGCATACGTTCATCAACTGCACGCTTGGTGGTGACACCGTGGCGCGTAGCGCGGCAAACGCAACCCTTGAGCTGGCCAGCGGTACCGCTCGCAATACCTTCATCGATTGCGTCTTCCCGTTCCAGTGCAGTGCTGGCACGCCTCTCGGCCTCAAGGTTGGAGCGGCGGCTGGTATGGATCGGTATGCAATCTTTAAGGGCTGTTCCTTCATCAACAACGTTGGTTCGACTTCGACCAGCATGACGGCGTTTGCTACCCTGGCAGCGTCGGCTGGTGGTCAAGTTGTGATCAAAGATGCGATGATGGTCGGCATTGGCGAGTTTGGCTCCGATGCTTCCTCCCTGGGTCAGATCTACGTCGATATGCCTGCTCCGAGCGCGGCGGCTGGCGGTATCGGTGTAAATCCGTCGTGATGAACCTCCGGCCGCTTCGGTGGCCGGATTAAAGGAGGTTGAAATGGGTCAGTTCAAGCCGATGGTCAAGATGGAGACCACGGAGCCCACCGTTGAGCTCAAGCTCAAGAAAGGTGGCAAGGTTGAGAAGAAGATGCAGATGGGTGGTTCGCCAGACATGGCGGCTCCCGCAGCTCCTTCGATGCCGGCCCGTGGCGGAATGATGCCCCCTGCAACGCCGATGCGCCCCTCGCTGGCTGCTCGTCGTCGTGCGATGCGTGCGATGCCTTCTGGTGCTGCTCCCGCGGCTCCGGTGGGGATGGCCGGCCGCATGATGAAAGAGGGCGGTGAGAGCAAAGCCGAGCACAAGGCTGAGATGGCCAAGACCGCAAAGGCGTTGAAAGAACACGCCGGCAAACCCGCTAGCAAGGCTCACAAGGGCCTGAAGACTGGCGGCGTGGTCATGGGCCAGGGTGGCTACAAGCACGGCGGCATCATCAACACCGAGCATCAAGGTGGCGAGTATCGCGACACCAAGATGCATGACGGTGGGAAAGAGCACAAGACGCCCAAGAAGACCGGCGAGGTCGTGATGGGCAAGCCCGGTGGTTATGCAACCGGGGGCGTGGCCAAAGCTAATGCGGGCGGCTATAAAAAGGGCGGTGCCGCAAAAAAAGCTTTCGCTACGGGGGGAGTTGTTGATAGCGGTGCCCCCGTAGCGATGCCTCAAGGCCGCAAAAAACCTAGTGCTCCGGTATCAATCAACGCGTTGTCTGGCACCTTCAAGAAAGGCGGCAAGGTTACCGCTGCCGAGGGTCGTCTGCATAAGAACTTCGAGAAAGAGAATGCCACGGCCATGAAAGAGGCCAAGGCATACTCCAACGAGGTTTACAGCAAGTACGGCAAGAAGATGGCAGGTGGCGGAGTTCCTTCGGCGGTGCGTGACCAGAGGCAGACTGAAGAAAATCAGCGCGCCTATTCAAACTGGGAGCGTTCGCAGACGCAAGAGAACGAGGCCATGCGGAACGCTGTGCTTGGGTTCCCGCGTAAAGTGATGAGGGGCATCAAGGGGTTGTTCTCGTCGGATGCGCCAAAGGGCAGTGTGACTGAAACCGAGAAGTCGGTGACAGTGACACCAGCCAAAAAGCGCGGAGGCGCGGTTACGTGCTGAACTAAGTGGGGGCTTAGGCCCCCACTTTTAATTTGGAATTGATATGAGTACCTTGACCAATGTTTT